ATCAAAAACAATTTGTGAATGCAAGGAGAGCTCACGGAGAGCTGCGGTAACATTATCCTTGGTAATTGTTTCTGGATTTTCTTTTTTGGTCCAGTAAGGCATTTCTAAAATGACAGATAGCTCGAGAGGAGCAGCAAATCTGCCATAATATGGTTCAAACCTAAAGCTACGCTTTAAGAAACTAACGTTAGTGAGTTTCCTGAGTGCAACTTGGGTTTCGCCTTTCAACTCGGTTGTGTATTTCATACCAAGATCGACTACGTTTTCGGACATAAGTCGTTCATTGAAATGAGATTCAAAACCGGGGCGAACAGAGAACAAATTATCATCGCCAAAAGCAATGTAATAAATGTTATCATAAAAGGTGTAAAGGGATCGGGGAGCGAAATTAAAGGACTTCCAGTACACGTAATTGGCACAGAAGTGGTTGTAAAGGTTGTTGATTATAGTGGTCAAGGGACAACCACTGCTCATGGACGAGGTCCATTCATGAATGAGGTTTCCGTAGATGTGGCGAGAATTGACAATCTCAAGCCATAGAACTTCACGGATTTTGGAGTTTCGATCTCCGTACCAACGGTTAATAAGATCTAAAATGGCCCAGTGGATAGTGGGCTTTTCAGATCCATCATAACCGCTGTAATCGCCAGCGCCACAATTGGGGGTGTTTGTGGTGCCAAATTGAAGGAGCTTCTGAGACAAAGCTTCCCATTCAACTGAATATGGATTTACGCCTACAGCGAAACCATTTTCAATGCGATTTACTTGGGCCCATTTAACGAAAGAGCCAAAGTACATACGGGTGACAATAAGGAGGGGGAGGGGGCAAGCGGAGAAAAGACGAGTAGCACCGCGGGAAACTTTTTCAATTTTCCTGCGTTCGTCTTTCAAACAGTCGGTGTAAACGTGCAAACGTCTTTTGGAATTTCGGGCATCATTGACGATGTCTTCAACTTCTTTCAAGAGTTCAACAGCTTTAGGAGTAGTTAAGTCATAGCTTTCGCCATTACCAAAGAACTCAGTTTTACCGGGGAGTTTGCTGCCTTGAGCGTTGTAGGGGAAACCAGCGCTCGTGGATCGGGAGATGGCATTGAAATCAGGGTCATTTTCCAAACCAATTATTGCTTGTTCGGCTGTGAGAACATCTCGGGGTACATGTATTTTGGAAACATGTTCAAGATGATCACCGACAGCCAAGGAAGTTTCAGCAAAGATGGCAGGGTCAATATATTTGAAAGGGGGACAGTAGGTAGCCATGGCGTTGTTTCGAGGGTCAACAGTTTCGCCAAGGGGGGTTACGAAAGGGGAAAGGCGAGCAGGGGCCGTAAGGGCGGCACCCCACATACCATGTAATTCGGATTTGATGATGTGGGTCATGGAACCAGAGGAAACTTTGAGGTCAGAATGGAAAAGGGGAGTGAACTGACCACCAAGTATAACATCTGGGGCTTGTGGGAAAATATCACTTTCAAACTCAGATTCGATGATATTCGTGCCTTCAAGAGCTTTTAAAACGTCTTCTTGAGTGATGACGCTAGAAAGGCCCATACCGGTGGATGAGGAACCGGCTGAATGCATACCGCATATACGACGATTTCCAAGATGATTGTTAATCAAGGTGAAAAGAGCGCCACAATTACCAGGAACAGTTGCGGCTTGATACTTAAAGGCTTTGGTGAGAATGTAACCGGATTCACCAGAAACAACTTCAGATGTGGAAGCACGGGCTTTACCACACCAATTCTTAACGCCAGAGGATTCGGCGATAACTAATCGATAGTTGAGATCATTGCATTTAAGCAAATCATCAGCTTTCAAAAAGAATTTAGAAATATTGGAGTGTTGTTGG